CGTGCCGTCACCTGTTCCGATGGTCTGATCGGTGAACGCCGCGACTTCTTTGCCGACTTCGGCGCTGGTGAAATCGAACCAGTCTTTGTACGGGAACGAGTTCGCCGAGCCTTTGCGACCGATGTAGAACTTCGTCAGCGCTGCGAGTTGCGAATACCGCTTGACCCCGTAGGATGCGTCATACTCGCGACGCGCACGCGAGCGACGAGATACGCGCTCTTCGATGCCTGAATCGAGTTCGATGATGTTTGTGAAGTACCCCGGCCCCCCACGCGAACCGTATGAGACATCGACAGGGAATAGATCATTGTGAAACGCCATGAATCAACCTCCGGGCATTTGGCTAGTGGCATGGCTCACTGTTTGTCGGAGTCGCCGTTGAATCTGTGCTTGCGATTTGCGATCGCCGAATGATGCAGCGTCTCTCGCTTGAACATTCATGTTCACGGTGATACTACGCCCACCGCCGCCGCCTGAGTCTCGAATACCGAGACGACCGCGACTATCGCGAGCGAGCGGGACAACCGCTTCCGGCCCCGCTTCATTCGTGAGAAAGTTCATCGACCCGTTGCTCATTCGTGTCGGGCTTGGCCCGATCAAACCACCGGCGCTCATCATCGACAAGGAACCGTGAACACCGCCGCGAGCGTTGCCCGGCCCCGCACCTGTGCCGCCGCCAGAGAAACCGCCTGTTATGTTTCCACCGCCGCCGCCGCCGCCGAACGCACCTGCGAGAGCGCCTGAGATGAACCCCGCGATCTGCTGAGTGACGAGCATATCGAAGATGAGTCGAGTGATATTCTTGACCATCGATTCGATCGCATCTTCGGCGCTCGATGCACCGAACACGACATCTTCGAACGCGCTACCGATTGAGTCGCCGATGTCATCGTACAAGTCGCGAAGTTCTTCGGCCTTCTCTCGTTGACGATCGAGAACCGCGATGTCGCCTTCGAGTTGAACGAGCGCGTCGATCTGTGCCTGAGTGAGTTCAAGCCCGCGAGCCTTTGCCTGATTCCGAACTCGTTCCTCGTCGGTCGCCCCTCGCAGAAGTAGCATCTCGATTTCGAGAGCGGTTCGAGCCTCTTCGAGTTCAGTCACCCATTCGCCGTATTTGTCGGTGAGAACTTCGGTCGTCGTCGCGTGTGCGTCTGCGGCATTGTCGAGCGCTTCGACCGCGAGTAGAGCGTCCATGAGCGCTTTCTTTGTTTCGTCAATCTCGTCAGGCTTGAACGGCCCCATCAGACCCGGATCGTCTGCGGTTGGATTCGAGAAAGCGTTCTCGGCCATTGCCGCGAGATCGTTGATGAGTCGTGCGACTTCGGCTTTCGCTGTTTGCAAATCGCCTTTGATGAACTCGGCGATCGAGTTCCCTCGGCGATTGTCGCCACCGAATGATGCCTCGATCTCTTTGAGTGTTGCTTGATAGACATCTTCGGCGAACTTCAAATCTGTCGCGTTCGCGGCGATCGCTTCGCCTCGCATACCCGAAGTCAGATCGACACCTGAACCGAACACGGCTTCGAGTCCAGTGACAGCGCCCCGCATCCCCTTAGAGAAACCGGGGAGAATGAGATCGAACACGCTGCCGACCCCGACCGCGATGTCACCCATGATTGAGATGATTTTTTGACCAAACTCAGTCGTGAACAGATCGATCATGTCCGCGAGTAGAAGATTCCAACCGAGTTTTACATTCGTCCAAGTCTGATCGGCGAACTTGATGAGACTCGCCATTGATGTTTGAACGACTTTGAACTCGTCGAAGAAATAGCGACCGAGTTCAAACGCTGCGACCGCCGCGAACACGGCAAGCACCGAAGCGAGAAGCGGAGCGATTGAAGCGGTGACAGCGCCGATCGTTGCAGGCAGACCGACGAGCATCGTGATCATCGCCGACATCATGCCGAGTAGTTTGAAACCCATGATCGTAGCGACAAGGATTCCAACACCCTTCAACGCGCCCGCGAGTAGAAACGCCGCTTTGCGATTCTTGGTGACGGCCTCTTCCATCCCGGCGAGAATACGCAGAGCGCCGGTCATCGTGTCAACGACAGTTCGAAGCACGCCACCGAAACCGCCGTCACCTTCGCCGAACTGCAAGACGAGTTCTTGTGCGGCTGAGACCATCGATTTGAATGCACCTGTGAGCGTGTCGTCCATGACATCGGCGAGCGTCTGGGCTTCACCCGCTGAGTCGATGTTTGCCTGTTCGAGTTCTCGAAGTTTGTCCGTGTTGTTTGAGATGACGAGCGCCGCACTCGCGTTTCGAGCCATGAAGATTTTCGCCATTTCGGTAGCGCCTGCGCCTGCGTTCCGAAGTTTGTCGAAGATGTCAGCGAGCGAGTTCGTTTTCGGGTCGAGATCAGCCATTGAAAGGCCGAGCGCGCTGATTGCTTTTCTCGCCTCGCCCGATGGGTTGAGTAGTTTGACAAAGATGCCGCGAAGATTCGTCCCTGCCATGCCGCCTTGAATACCCGCATCACCGAGAACACCGATCGCCGCCGATGTCTCTTCGACTGAGCGACCGAGAGCGCCCGCGATTGGTGCGGTGAACTTCATCGCGTCCGCGAGTTGGCGAACATCCGTGTTCGATCGATTCGAAGTTGCCACCAGCGTATCGACGACTCGTTCAGTATCGCTCGCCTGCAAGCCGAAACCTGAGACGATGTTCGATGCGAAGTCAGCCGCTTCACCGAGTCCGAGCATACCCGCCTGAGCGAGAGCGAGAGTCGGGCCGATCGCTGCGATCGATTCGTTCGCGTCAAAACCGGCGCGAGTGAGAAACAGAATACCGTCCGCAGCATCGGCGGCGGTGAATCGAGTTGTTGCACCGAGTTCGCGTGCCTTACTTTGAAGCCCGTCCATTGAAGCGGCGAGCGCGTCCTGATCTTTCATCTGCCCGCCGAGTACACCGCGAACAGTCGCGATCGATTGTTCATATGTCGCGAATGTTCTGATCGAACCGCGAGCCGCTGCCGTGATCGCTACGCCTGTGAACACTCGACCCATGAGAGCCGCCGCGCTCGAGGACGAACGACCCATTCTCTTCATACTGGCTTCGTTGCGTAGAACTGAACGATCGATTCGCTTGCCGCTTGCGTCGATCTTCCGACCGGCAGAGTCAAACTCGGCAGCGCCTTTTTTCACGCCGCGAGTCTCGATTGCTAGTGTCAGAGTGTCAACTGGCATTTGATTCTTTCTCGGCTTGCTCGGCCTTCTGGTGCATGTATCCCGTATCGATCGCGGTCATCGCAGTATAATACCATGATCGGTTGTATTCCGCTATGGCGTGAAGATCGAACCAAATCATCATCGTTTCGAGAGGAATCCACCCGATCCCGGCCTGAGTGACCGGACGATGACGACTACATTCGAGCCAAGCATCGACCGCGAACTCTTCATTCTCTGAGAGTTCGGGTCGATCCTCGAACGCTTCGGGCATGATGTCAGAGCGAGCAACTACGAGTCGGAGGGCTTTGAGGGCGTGGCCCCATCGGGCGTACCAGTCTCCGAATCGCTTGAGTTTCCCAACTCATCTGCATCGCTTTCAAGTTTGAAGTTCGCATCGTCCATCGATTCTTCTTCCACGATTCGATAGAACTTCGGGTACTTGGTGAGAACACGAATCGCCTCATCGACTGAGTAGACAAGAGTGACACCGTTTTCGACCATACACTCCCAGCCCATGAGAATATGGCGAGCCATTGATTCGATTGTGAGTTTCTTCAACTCCGATTTGCTCACTTCGGTTCCTGCACCGAATCGATTCGACTGTTGAATCTTTCGGCGCTTGTCGAGCATGAACTGTTGATGACCGTCATTGCTGAGACGCGCGATCTTCAAACGCAAACCACCTTCGAAGTCGTGCCATACGCCTTCGTTCTCGGCCTTCGTGTCAGTCGCCAAACTGGAAATGTCGAAACTCATTTTGTTCTCCTATGAAAGTGAAAGGGGAGCGATCCACCACGATCGCTCCCCTGAGTCTACCTTGATTTGCTCTTCAAGTCAATCAGCCCGCAAACTTCACAATGCGAATCATCGCGTCATCGGTCGCGTTTCGCTTGGCCTTCCATGCGAGATCGGCGATGACATCGGCATTGTTGCCGCCTGCGTTTCGACTCGCTGAGGTATACAGAACCGAAGGAATCTCAATGATGTAGGCGTTGCCGCTCGAATCTTCCATGATGACCGAGATCGATGACTCGGTGAAGTTGAGATACTTGTCCACTTCGGCATTAGCCGAGAAGTAGGTTTGCAGAGTCCCGCTCAGTTCGATCTGACCGTCATTGATCTCGTCGTATCCGTTCGAGCCGATGTTTGTCAGCCCGCGAAGATTGTTCGAGAGTGAGAGTGAGAACGCTGTCGAACCCAATGCGGCGTATGCCTCTTGAATCGATTGAACATTGTCAGTCGCATTGAAGATTTGATTAGAGTTCGCTTCATCGTACCCATCGCCGATTGTGGCGGTGTCGGACGCTGCGATCTTACCCATGAACCCGAACGAACCTGAGATGACACCTTCGGTCGTGATCGAGAGATTGAAAGTGTCAATCTCCATACCGAGGAAAGTGGCGAAGATATTTGACAGATCGCCGTACTTGCGTTCGATCGAGTATGAGGATTCGGTCGTGCCGTTGACGATCGCGCCGCCTCTCTGAACCGTGACTGTGCCTGACTCCGCACCTGTATCGGTGATCGTCTGAGCAACAGTGATGACAGTCGATGTCCCGGCGGTGACTTTGTAGTACCCGTTCGCCGCGGGGTGATCGGTCGCGCCCCGAACTTCGATCCAGTCGCCCGCTGACGGGGTGACATCCCAAGTCGCGGAAGTGGTGAGCGTGTTCGCCGCGAAAGTCACGGTCGTCGCCCCGTCCTCGATCGCGGCTGTTGAAGTGAAGCCCGCCGACATCAGCGCCGACTCGAACCACTCGTCATATGTTCCATACGAGAGTTCGAAGTTCACTTCACCCGAAGCGTTCTGCAAAGTACGCAGAACATCGGAGAGCATCCGATCGTCTCGAACTTCGGCTGAGTCTACGGTGTTCGTATCGCCTTTGAGCGTTTCGCCGGTCATTCGCATTTTCTGCAAGTTCCCGGCGGGGGTTACTCCAAAAGTTGACTCTTTTAGGGAAGAGATCAGAACCCGGTTTGTTGTGCTAGAAGCCATGATTCATTCTCCTATGAGTCGAAATCGTCTGAGTAGAATGACGAATCGACATTGACTCGCCAGTATGATCCTTCAACGCTCCCCGGCTTCGGAGATACTGCGCTGAACTTGATGTCGCCTGCCACGACCGTGATTGTCTGTCCTCTCATCATAGCCACAAAAGAATCGGCTATTCGATTCGAGCGCCCATCGCCTTTGCCGATCTCGACAAAGATTGAGACTTGAACAACGCCCGGCCTACGCCAACGGTTGTTCCCTGAACCTGTATCGGCTTGAATCGCCGTTCCATGCAGAATCGAGATCGCGAGATAGCCCTTCGGGTCAGTCTCGGCGGCATCAGCCGGCGTTTCTGGTGCGTTGTCGTAGTATATCGGAAGCGTGTTCGACGCACCCAACTCGGTTTCAATGTACGCCCGAATAGCGTTCGTCATGGCTTCATAGTTGAATGCGCTCATTGTGCGAACCCTTCTGCTCTCATCTCGGCGATTGTGACTTTCACCATCCCGTTTGGGCTACGCGCCTGCGATGAGTGACCGTTTTCGAGCGGGAC